AGCAGGGTATGGTAGACCTAAAAAACTAACCTTTCTATTTATAAAGAAAGAGTATGGCACTGGATAAGGAGCTATTTAACGGTAAGACTGTTTCTAATGTATTAGAGGAGATTTATAATAACTCTAAGAAGAAGGATAAGCAGATTAATGCTCTAATCGGAGAGCTTAAACCCCTTATTGAAAATATTGGGGATGCTACTCTAGTTGTACCTATGATCGCCAACTATCTAGAGATCGGTGTTAAAAACGACGAAATGCTTGTAAAGATGTTAACCATCGTTCAGAGAATGGATAACGCTAAATCAGCAGGCGACACAGCCGGGTTTGAACTAGGGGCAGAAGAACTAGCTCAAATCCTAGAGCAAGCTAATGCATTAGGAGAGCAGAAGTAATGAGATTATTTGAGCCGCAAAAAACAAGAACAGATTTAATATCAAAATCTGGACGTATATTTTTTGCCAAAGTTACTTCAACTTCATTTAACTCAAACAATCCCGAATCACTTGGAACTGTAGGTTATAGTTCTTTATCTGATAGTGCACAGACTGAAAGAGGTATTGCGTACCCTCTTTACAGCTCTACTAAAAATGTGCCACTTGTAGATGAGATTATATTGTGTATAACTGGACCTTCTGAGGATTTAGAGGAAACTAGTCTAAACAATAAGGTATACTATATCTCTACCGTTAATATTTGGAATCACCCTCAACACTCAGGGTATACAAGAGAATCTAACGAAGTTTTCCTTGATAACGATTTTAAAGAATCCGAGAACACTAACCCTCTTCAAACTTACCCGGGAGATACTATACTCGAGGGAAGATTAGGACAGAGCTTAAGATTCTCTCAGAGTATACCTGGTAAAACTCCTTGGAGAGGTTCTATAGGTAGTCCGATTATAATTCTTAGTAACGGACAGGTAGAAGTAGGAGATGGATTTTCACCTATTGTAGAAGATATAAATAAAGATTTTGCATCACTTTACTTAACAGGTCAACAGAAATTACCTCTAACCCCTGGGAACAAGCTCACACAACCTCTGAATGAATATGATAAGCCTCAAGCTATTCTTACTGCAGGTAGGTTAGTATTAAACGCTAGGGATAATAATCTTATCCTATCAACTCCGTCAGCTTTAGAAGCTTCCGGAAGAGTTTTAAATATTAAAGCAGAGGATACTATAACTAGTGAAGCTCCTAAGATTAAATTAGGAGAACAAGCAGATCAAAAAGCAATATTAGGAGATAGAATGCTAGCAGATCTATCAGCGGTTTTAATTGAACTTACAAAAGTAACTGCCGCACTTAGCTCATTAGGTATAGCACCCCTAACAGCACCTGCAGCTTCATTCACCGAGCGAGCAACAAGATTTATATTAGAGGTAGAACAGATGAAATCAAACAAAGTATTTATCCAGAAATGAGCGAGTTTGATTTACAGCCCTGTGATGGCAGACACCTTATACAGAAGCTTAGCGACGAACTTTTAAAAGCTCTAGCTCAAGCCAAGCAAAAATCCTGTGACGAGCTCACCCAGATCTTGACTGAATTTGGAATAGAAGACGTTAAGCCATGTGATCTCGTAAGCGAGAGGTTCTTTAGATTGATTGCAAATAATCAAACCGACGAAGCAATCAATTTGCTACTTTCTGGACTAAGCCTACCCCCGCACACCCTTAAACTATTGATTCAAGGGTTTGATAAACTCACCCCGCAAGAACAGGCAGATGTAGTACGCTTCATAGAAGCTTCTGGTACATCTCTTCCACCTCATACTGCTAAGATAGTAGCTGCTGAGGGAGGAATTAAATCTGGACTATCTCAATTAACGGAACAGGAAAGAACTGAATTTAATCAGTGGTTTGAAGATAGAGGAACAGCATATACTGTAAGCTTTTTAACCCCTATTATAACAACTCAGATTTCCCAGAAAGTTAAATGTCCAACCGGACAAACCTTACAGATACTCGTAGCTGTTGTAAAGACTGTTAAGAAGTTTGTAAACGGTATTGCAACCCGATTAGAAGTTCTTTCACGTATTGCTAATATTACATCTGCAGCCATCAATGCAATTAGTCTAACCTTAGATGCACTAGAAGCTGCAGCTGCCGCTGCTAAAACCAGTACAGTAGCCACTTCCGCTACCCCAAGTGGAGCATCCGGACTTTTCGCCCTAACCTACAGTGATTTAAACAGACTTGCTGACCGCATCAGACCTGACATCCAAGGACCTAGTAATCGGTATGGAGAAAAGGGTTTAGACGGATTGGTATGTCAAGTAGCTAAGACTATTACCTACGCATCTATTCAAGTAAACACTATACAGGCTATTATAAGCATTATCGACACCCTACTTCAATCCTGCAGCAAAGATCAAATAGATACAGGAAATTTTGTACCGGTTGTGCTTTCTCAAAGTGGAGAAAATAATCTCGGAACTTACCAGGGTTACAGAATTGAAGTTAGAGTAGATCCAGATTCTCCTCCAGTAGCTCCTAGAAGATACGCAGTAGCTATAGACTCTATAGGAGTAGTCGTATTAGAAGGTAATAGATCCTTCTCCAGTTCTAATGAACTCTTAATCGAAGAACTAAAACTAGCCATAGATCGACTAGTTAATTAAATCTATTTATTATTATGAAAGCTAGTGAATTTAAGCAATTAATTAAAGAAGCTGTTAGAGAAGCTATTAGAGAGGAGCTCGCTGGAGCAGAAAATTCTATACAAGAGCAACTACACGACACACTTCCACCCCCTCCTGTAAAACAGCCAGTTCAATTTTCAGGAGGAAATCCCCTCATGGAGGCTTTAAATATGACAAGCAGATCCATGACTTCGGAAGATTACCGTAACATGGGTACAGCTAACTCTGGTATGGCTCAAATGTTTGACAGAAGTATGTTCATGCCTAAGCAAGCAATCAAGCCAGTTTCTGACGATCCTAGAGCAGTAGCACAAGCTGTAGCAGCAGCACCAAAAGCAGGCATCGATCTCTCACAGCTAAGTTTTGTAAACAAAGCAGCAGCTATTGTAAACACAGCAGATAAGAAGCAGAAAGCACAGTATGGCGTATAACGTACAGAGAATTAATCCATTAGACCTACAGCCAAGGAAAGCAGTAGGTGTAGCTCTCCCATTCCAGGGTAGAGCTGTTTTTAATTCTACGTATACCACTAAGGATGCAACTAAAGCTAACCTGGTAAACTTCTTTTTAACAGGACAAAACGAAAGAGTATTTAATGTAGATTTCGGGGCAGGATTACGAAATCTACTATTTGAACAAATCACAGAAGAAAGTATAGTAGCTATTAAGTCAACCATACAGACAGGATTGGAGAGTTATTTTCCTCAAATTATTGTGAGTAGTATAAAACTTGCCCCACTCCCCGACAGTAATACTATTTCTTTTGAATTAAAGTATTCTGTCAGAGAAACTAATATCACTGACGAGATCACAATTAACTTCGAACAATAATGGCACAGGAGAGAGATATAAAATACGTAGGTAAAACCTTTAGCGACTTCCGTCAACAACTAGTCGACTACGCTAAGAACTACTTCCCAGACACCTACAACGACTTTTCTCCGACATCTCCAGGTATGATGTTTATGGAGATGGCTGCCTATGTAGGTGACGTTTTATCCTTCTACCAAGACATACAGCTGCAAGAAACCTTTTTGCAGTACGCTCAAGAACCCGGTAACCTATATACCTTAGCTTACATGATGGGCTACCGTCCAAAAGTAAGTACTGCCGCCACCGTAGACTTAGATGTATACCAAAGAATACCTGCCCAACTAGTATCTGGACAATACGTACCAAACTACAACTACGCTTTGACAGTGAGTGAGAATGCAACCTTACAATCTACTACAGGTACACCCGTAAAGTTTTTAATAGATAATAAAATCAACTTTGCGTTTTCAAGCTCTTACGACCCGACGGAAGTTAGCGTATACGGTACATCCGGCAACACTGTCACAGAGTTTTTACTTAAGAAGAAAGTTAAAGCTATCTCTGCAGAGATAAAAACCACCACTATTACAGTAACGTCCCCAGAGAAATTTAAAACTATTACGATTCAAGATTCTAACATATTAGGAGTACTCGATATTGTAGATAATAATGGAGCTGGCAATAAGTGGTACGAAGTACCTTACTTAGCACAAGATACTATCTTCTTAGAACAAAGTAACTCAGGAGGATCTGATTCAAATTTAGTTCCGTACGTACTACAACTACAGAAGGTACCTAGGAGGTTTGTAACTAGATTTACTTCTACAGGAGATTTACAGGTACAATTTGGAGCCGGAACTACAGGAGGATCTGACACGATCATAACCCCAGACCCGACTAACGTAGGATTAGGAGATCAGATTATAGGAGTTTCAAAAATTGACACCGCCTGCGATCCTTCGAACTTTATGTTCACAGGTACTTACGGATTAGCACCAGCCAACACAGTACTTCAGATCCGCTACCTAGTAGGAGGAGGAGTTGAAGCAAACGTACCTTCTGACACAGTTACAACAATCCTGAACGCACCCCGTACTGCAACAACCCCAGGCTACGAAAACACATTAGCATTCAACAACCCAGCAGCAGCTGTAGGCGGCAAGGACGGAGACACTTCTGATGAACTTCGAGAGAATAGTTTAAAAGCTTATTCAGAACAGTTAAGAGCCGTAACTAAGGAAGATTATATTGTACGAACTCTCTCACTACCTTCTAAATTTGGATCTGTAGCAAAAGCTTACATCGTACAAGATCAGTTAAGCTCCACAAAATCAACCACGGATGCGATTATTGACAGTAATCCGCTATCACTATCTCTATACATACTAGCTTACGACAATAATAAAAAATTAGTTACAGCTTCAAACACTCTTCGAAACAATTTAAAAACATACCTCTCCCAATACAGAATGCTTACAGACGCTGTAAATATTAAGGATGCGTTTGTAGTGAATATTGGAGTTAAGTATGACGTTTTAGTACTCCCTAACTATACCGGTAGAGACGTATTACTAGCATGTACACAAGTACTGCAGGATTACTTTAAAGTTGAAAAGTGGTCGATAAATCAACCTGTTAACCTATCTACACTTTATACTCTACTTGACAGAGTTAAAGGAGTTCAGACAGTTCAGAACATAGAAATTGAAAACAAAGTGGGAGGACTATATTCACAGTACGCGTATGATGTTAAAGGAGCTACTAAGAATAACATTGTATATCCTTCTTACGATCCGTGTATATTTGAAGTAAAATACCCAGATACTGATATAGTTGGTCGCGTAACTTCATTATAAGGTATTTATTATATATCATGGCTATTTACAGAATTTTTCCCGACAAAACCGCAACCATCTACTCTAGATACCCTCTATTTAGTACCGGGTTAGATGAGATAATGGAAGTAGATTCATACTACGTAGGAACTAGCGGATACGTAGCAAGAGCTTTAATAGCTTTTAATGCTGAAGAGCAAAAAAACTTAATAGAAGGGGAAATTTCTGCTTCACTAGCAACTAAAGGTCTTAACCTATTAAACTTCTCCGCCTCTTTAAGAGCTTACCTAGCTGACGGAACTGAAGCACCTGTAGAGTATAAGGTAGAAGCTCTTCCCCTATACGACGATTGGTCTAGAGGTACCGGTAAGTTTGGAGACATCCCTCCAGCCACAGACGGAGTTAACTGGATCTACGCTAACCCATCTGAATACTGGACTTCCCCCCTCGCTACTAATACAACCGCTTCTTATACAGGAAGTGCCGATGTAGTAGGAGGAATTTGGTATACCGGATCTAGAGGAATCAACCTATACCACTCCCAGACTCACACCGTAAGCTCTACCCATGACCTTGATATAGATGTTACAGATAGTGTAAAACTACACTACTCACATTCTATAGGACAGACTCTATACGGAATCAATAATAATGGATTCATACTTAAGTTAACAGGAAGTCTAGAGTTTCAAACTAACAGGAACATTTTCCTTAAATACTTCTCTGCAAATACTCATACCATTTACCCTCCTTGTTTAGAGTTTAAATGGGACGACTTCTCTAGAAGTACCTCTTTAACTGAGATAACAAACAGTAACGCTGTTATTACTCTTAACAACAATAAAGGTACTTATATAGATGAAGGTAAGCAAAGGTTTAGATTAAATGTTCGTCCTAAGTATCCAACTCGTACATTTGCAACTAGCTCTGTCTACTTGACTAACTATGTACTTCCAGCTAACTCCTACTGGGGATTACGAGATGAAAATACAGAAGAGATGGCAGTAGATTTCGACACAGCTTATACGAAGATTAGTGCAGATAATTCTGGAAACTACTTTGATGTATATATGGACGGAATTCAACCTGAACGTCATTACAGAGTATTAGTAAAGACAGAAATTGACGGAACTACCGTAGTATACGACGGAGCAAATGTATTCAAAGTTGTAAGAAATGGCTGAAGAAGTTAAACTGCAAAAAACAGTATACGACCCTATAAAGTTCCCAAAAGTCGTAGATACTTCCTTTAAGACGTTTGCAAAACCAGCTCCGGTAGAGGATACCGATACAGTAGAAGAACTCTTCAGACTTTACAACAAGTTATATTTAAGAGTACCGATCGAAGGAGACACTAATTCACATCAATACCTTGTAACTGAAAGTTCTAAACTCTACTCACAACAAGTACAATCAGTTGATGTACAGCCCCTACTAGACGAAATCACACAGCTCAGACAGCAACTACTCTCAGCTAATCAGGAAATACTAGCACTCTCAGTACAACAAAGTAAATAATGGCTACAGTTCAATACAACGTAATACCTGCGAATACTGCAGATTTAGGAGTTGAAACCTATTCAACTTCTGATACTGCATTAGTTAACTCTTTTGAAGTCAACTCACAGTATAATGTAGATGAGCACTTTATAGAGCTCCATGCTTATTCCGTAGCAGGAGAGTTACTAACCTCGGTATACAACTACCAGAACGAAAAGCAACTACTCAACTCAGCAGGCGCTGGTCAAGGCGGAGCCAGTACCCTGTATATTGATCCTGTAGCAGATGCAAACAGCCTAGGATATTCTCAAGGAGGAGTTAGACTACTTTACCACTTTCTAAGGCCGATTATAGGCACCTCTCTGTACATCTCTGAGATCTCACCGGATAGATTAGAGATTAGAGCCAAAGGAGTAGAGCTATCTGAAGCTTTTTTACAAGCTTTAACAGCATACAAAACTCAACTACAATCTAATTCATTCTTCACAGAATTCAGATTAAACTTCCAGGAAAACAACCTCTACATTGGAGTAAATCTAGAGGTAGAAGCTGATGGAAGTATCTTATTAAAGCTTTACGAAGCCCTACCGGATACGGTTGCAATTAAGGATATCTTTACACTAGTTGAACTAGTAGCAGATAGTGTGTCCTACCAAGTAGAAGCTACATTTACACCAGAGCCAGAACAACCCGTATACTTAAAAGGACCTAATTTTACATTAGAAGATCGAGAACAGAACGTACTAAGTACCGGATACCTAAACTACGACGAGCTCTACTCCTACCCCGTAACCGGTAGCTACCACAAGCTACTCCTTCAAGCAAGCCAGAGCGGAATTCAAGTAAGCGTCGACTACACAGACTATAGTAATTTTGTACACTTTTCTTCTGCTCAAGAGAGATTAGAGAATTTCAAATATAAGCTAGATCTAGTACAGTACTACGAAAGTAAATCTATCTCTATAAAGAACACATTAACTGTAAGTGCATCAGCCGCAGTGAATGAAAGTAGTGTATACTACGATGGACTTGTTAGCGGAATCATCAGTAAGTTCGATGGTTATGAACAGTATCTTTACTTCGAAAGCACTAGTTTTACATGGCCTAAATCCAATAGCTTACCGCCGTACATAAA